TATGTTAAGTACTTCGATAAGCTGGGAAACCCTATAAACCCTACTTCAACGTATTATGGTGTTGAAGAAACCAGAAATGCCGGGTTTTACAAAAAAAATAGCCCTTCTCAAAAAGCCTTAGCGGTATTAAACGAGGCCAAAAATTGTGCAAGAAGTAGTGGTGGTAATAACACACCTCCGCCAAAAGATGACGGCAGTAGGTCTGCAGCGGTACCTAAAGGCACTAGTCTTTACAACCCGTATCCTCATATTGTAACTCGTAACTATAAAGAAATTGCTGAGTGGCCTTCAGATCAATACGATAGTAAGGTAAAAAACTTAGATCAACTAGGTGTTTTATATACAGACCCACAACTAGCGTCCTACACAAAAGTTGAGGGAACAAATGAGTACAAAGTAGACACTACACGCAGTGCTATAAAAAATCAATGGGGATTTAGATTTCTATATAACCCTACAACTTGGAATTATAGCTTTGGTGCTGATAACAGCGGTATTGACTGGGGAAGAGGAAACCCAAATAATACAATTTTAGTTGCTGGTACAGGAACAATCAGTCTTCAACTTTTAATAGACAGAGTAGCAGATATGAATACGGTACGCCATTGGGATAGAAATGGGAGAACCATTGCTGTTGGGCTACCTTACTACCCAACTACTTTAACTGAGGAACAGTGTGCAGGCTTACTGTATCGAGGAACTGAATATGATCTTGAGTACCTATTTAGGGTGCTAAATAATAATTTGTCTGAAAACCCTATGTTTGGAACTGCGGGAACAGCTACGTCTGCAACTAAGGGGTTAGAGACCCTATCAGCAAACCTAGGATACGTTACGTCCTTACCGTTTATGTTAAAATTTAATGATCAACTACGCTACAAAGTAGTGTTGACCGGGTTGACTGTAAATCATGATATCTTTACTAAAGAAATGATTCCTACTCGAACAGTAGTTAACTTGCAGCTTGAAAGAATTCCTGATTTCTTCTTTGATCAAAAAGGCGATAAAGAAAAGCGTCTACGTTTTGATAAAGAGACTCTACTTAAGGGAATTTACGATTCTAGCGCGGCAAGTCAGTATGTTGGCCCAGCTAGAGTAGATCCGCCTAGAAGAGGAAGAGACCCTAATGGACCGGTGGCAATATAATGGCTGTTTTTAGATCTTCTAGATACTACACCGGTGGGGCACAACAGATTAGAAATAAAACAACTAATCTTTACAACTGGACGGTGTACCGACAATTTCCAGCATCGACTTCGATCCGTTACACAGAATACACCTGGGCAGAAGGGGATCGAATAGATTACCTGGCTTCGGTATATCTTAATAGCCCTACAGCTTGGTGGCAAATTATGGATGTTAACCCTGAAATTGCCGACCCATTTAATATCCCTGTAGGGACTGTAATACGAATACCAAGGGTGCAATAAATGACTTCTTTAATGAGCAACCCTAGAGTAAAACTACCTATAGAGTCTTTTCACGACAGAAACGTGTTGTTTATAAAGACGCCTAATTTTCCGTTATTTTTAATAACCGCGGTATTAGACCAAAGGACTAATTCTCACGAGCTATTGACTTTAACTTTTGCTGGAAAATTGACTTCAGATACTACAACTGTAGTGTCTGGGGACCCCGTTCAATTTACATGGTCAAGCGACTTTGGAACTAGTACTTTTGTAGGCTACGTACACAGTATTAAACCTACTGATATTAATGCTAACGTCACAGAAATTTACTGTGTCTCTCCATCGTATTTGCTTAAAAACACGGATCAAAAAGTGTACAAAAACGTAACCGCAGACGTCGTAGTTTCTAAAATAGCCGCAAAATATGGATTAAAAGCTATTACTCAAAGGCACCCTAGAGTATTTCCTTCGTTAGTTAATGCTGGGCAGAGTGATTGGCAATTTCTTAAGCAATTAGCAAATTTAACTGGGTTTTTGTTAAAAACAGAGGGCACTACAATATATTTTATGTCTAAATCTAAACTAGAAGCAGCTAGTAGAAAAGGCGCACCGTATTTCTATAAAGAAACTCAAAATCCAGGATCTAGATTTGCGTCTAGTTTTGGAAGTATAGTCTCGTTTACCTCAACTCTTTCTGACGACGCACCCGAGATGTTCGGAGCCACTGTAGATAGAGTAGTATCTGGAATACATAGAACAAACAACTCTTTAATTAATTCTACTCACACTACTAAGGTGGGGTCTAAAGCAAGCAAGGGAGTAGTTGTTCCTAGTGCTGCTTATTTGAGAGGAGATATTTAATGTCTAATCATGTAAATTTAAGTAATAAAGCTGCATTTTTAAAACATTTGCCGTTTGAAAGTGCAACCAGCTTATCAGACGCCAAGTACATTGCCTCAGATAGATCTGAAACTCACAGGTATAAATATAGGGCTGAAGCTGTTCTATCTGGAAACAACCTAGTAAAAGTAGGTCAAATAATTTATCTAGATAAACTAGAGCAAGGTATGTCTGGATACTGGACAGTGCTGTCTGCAAAGCACGTATTTGGTACCGGAAATGCAAAGTATCAATTAGAAGTTGTTTTAGGGACGGATGTTGTAGGAGACACTTCAGAAGAGTTTGCTGTCCCAGAAATTAGAGATTTTGCTGCAGAATTTTCTGAGCAATCCTTAGATGTGACACCTTCTGTGTTAGAAGACTATTCTTTTGGGGTAAACAACGGAAAAATAGAGTCTGCTGCTACGTATGCTAGTTCAGCTAGAACTGTGGCACCAAACTATGCTGCTCCTACACCAACCGTATATGAAAAAAATATTTATAAGAATGAAACTCCTAACTTCTCTAAAATAAAAAGAACTACTAAGTGGGCTGCTAAATGACACAAGGACACATGTTAGATCCGCAAGGAAGACCGTTATTTTTTGGGCTATATGAGGGTACGGTTGTTGATGTAAACGATCCCCTAAAAAAGAACAGAATTAAGCTGTCTGTAACAGTTACCGGAAAAGAAACTACTAACTGGGCAAGGTGTCTGCTTCCTACAACCGTTAACTCAAACCACCCGGATCACCAAGAACATACTGCTGCTCAAATAGCTGCCCTACTAACAACAACTTCAGTTTCTGCTTCTGGCAGCGCTAGTTCCGGAGGATCTCCGGCTCATACTCACCCAGTCTCGGTAACTGTACCTGCGCTCACGGTAGTGCCTAAAGCAGGGGCTGGTACCCTTAAGCATCCGCACAAAACCGCAGTAAACGCCTCTAAAAAATGGAATGATCCTACAGACGTTGATGCAACCGAAGAGCACACCCTACATAGGCTATTGCCTAAAAAGGGACAAAGAGTCTGGGTAATGTTTGTTGCGGGGTTAGTCAACGAACCAGTATGGATAGGAGTGCAGGAACCTAAATGAAAGCTATAACGTTCCCATTTACTATAGATCCATTTGGTGTTGCAAATACCACAACAAGCCAAGAAAAGATATATCAAGATCGAGTATTAACTTTGTTGTCTACGTCTGTAGGTGAACGACCTATGCGGGCAACTTATGGTACAGATCTAGCTACTGCTCTTTTTGAAACTCAAGGCAATGCAGCAAAAGCTATTGAAACGGCTATACGAACGGCTATGAGAACTTGGTTACCCGAGCTTACTGTTGAAAATATAGAAATTGCAGCTACTGACGACAGTGGAAGAGTACAAGTAAACCTGTCTCTTGTACTGCCTGATTTTTCTACTACAGCAGTAACTGTATACAGCACTACTTTAAATCCTGACGGATCTACCACGAGGTGATGACAAATGACTAACGAAGTTCCTAATCAAATAGACTACACGTCTAGAGACTACACGTCTTTAATAACCGACTTAACAAACTTAGTAAGTGTTCGCACAAACACAGACTGGACTGCAGACGACCCTAATGATTTAGGAACCGTATTGTTAGAGTCGTTTGCGTATATGGGTGACGTCATGTCTTACTACATAGACCGAGTTGCAAATGAGCTCTCTATAGATACAGCTGCTCGTAGACAAACCCTCGTTAACATTGGAAAACTTTACGGATATAGACTTTCTGGACCTACTCCAGCAGAAGTAGAGCTAGAGTTTACAAATATAAGCGACACCGCTATTGATATTCCGGTAGGAACTCAAGCTCTTGCAATCCTTCAATATGGAGAGTATTCAGAAGTATTTTTTGAAACTATTGAGGGAGCTATCCAAGTAGCTGCCGGAGATACTGTAACTTTACTTGCTAGAGAAGGAAAAACAGTAAACACAGACAGACCTGACCTTATCAGTAGTACAACAAACAAACCTCTTCCAATTAACCTAGGAACTTCTTTAGGAACCGCGGATCAAGAGATAGTTTTGCCAGACACAGATATTGTAGATAACACGGTTGTAGTATACGTAGGGCAGGGAGAAGCTTTTGCTCCTTGGGAGTTTGTAGATTCTCTATTTGAGTATGGTCCTCGAGCTACAGTATTTACAACGGAAGTTAGTGAAGAAGGCACAGTTTCTATAATTTTTGGAGACGGAATTAACGGAGCTATCCCTAACGCAGGACAAGTAATTAGTGCTTTGTACAAAACAAGCGTAGGCGCTAGCGGAAACTTAGCGGCAGACACCGTAGAAGAAGTTACTTTTATTCCTGGAAACATTCTTCCAGAAGCAGTTGGTTTCTTATCAGTTTCTAATCCTAGTGCTAGCTATGGTGGCGCGGATGGAGACGACAACTCGCAAATAAGATCAAAAATAAAAAAAGCTATTTCATCTCAAAGACGAGCAGTTACTCTCACAGACTACGAAAACTTAGCTAGCCTAGTGCCTCAAGTAGGTAGGGTAAAAGCCTCATCTTCTGTGTACACGTCTGTGAACCTATATTTGCAGACTCAAAATGATGGATCAGTTACCCCAGGAAACATCGGGGGTTTACCAACGTCTACCTGGAACAATCTTGCCCAAGAAGTAAGAGATTACTTAACTCCTAAAATTCCAGCAGGAACTTCTCTGTCGGTTATTCCACCTACGTACGTACCTTTCTACGTAACTCTTGCAGTAACCGCAACCCCTTCATATAAAAACTCAGACGTAGCCAGAAAAATTAGAGCTGCGTTTATTAATCCTGGAGGGTTATTCTCTTATGAGGGAGTTGATTTTGGACAAACAATTTCTTTTTCAGCTCTTCTTGCAAAAGCACAGGGAGTGGAGGGAGTAGTTTCTGTATCAGCAAGTAAATTTAATACAGACAATACTTCGTCTGTAGCAAACCCTGGGGTTACGCTACCTGCAGGGAGCCTTGCAACTCTCCCAACTGCTAATTTAATCATTGTTGTGACCGGCGGTTTGTCATGACAACCTCAGTAAACTGTTAGAAAATACTATAAACCCAACAGATAGGCCATAAAATGCCAGCACAGTACCCCGCTTCCGTAAGAACGTTTACTAATAAAGTTGACTTAGTAGACACGGTTTTTGCTGACCACGTAAACATTCTTCAAGATGAGGTAAGAGCTATTGCCCTCACTGTGGGTAGCCAGGTACTAGTCTCTACATACACAGGTACATTTACCCAAACTACCTCCTGGACTAACCTTACTTCAAGACTAGCTAATATTGAAACTGGTTTAGTAAACGGAGTAACCGGAGCACCTTATTTTAGAAAAACCGGAGACTCTATCCAACCGGCTTCCGGCACAGTAGGCCTCTCTCTACAAACTACTGCTGGATCTACAAACCTTTTAGAGACTAAAAATGCTGCTGCTCAATTAAGGTTCAACGTAAACTTTGACGGAATTCCTAAAGTAAATACGTCTAACGTTTTGTATGTAGGAAGCCCTGATTATGTTACGCTAAATGACACTGCTCAAACAGCAAATACAATCGCTCAAGGAAACCCGTTTAATCCATTTTTACTTGCAGGAATGTAAGCAACCACAGGGACAATACACATGGCTAAATATGGTTTTGGTGTTTATGGAC